GGTTTCTACGAAAAAGAATTTCACCCTTCAAAAAATGAAGTAGAGCTCATAAATTTGGGAATTCTCAAAGAATATAGAGGTAAAAAATTAGGCTCACTAAGAGGCTCAATTTTAAAAGGCAAAGGAAACACTGCTGGCTACGTTGGCCAAATCATGTTCCAAAAGATCTTTGGAGGGGTTGACACTGATGAGGAATCTAACACGAAAAAGTTTAGATTCGATATCTCATTTAATGGGGAAGGCTGGGAGATAAAGACTAAAAATACTACTCTTAACGTCCCTATGAATCTTGATTTTGATGCGTCTATCTCATGTAATACAAAACAGCAGAAGTTTGATAAAGTTGCTTTCTTTAGGGTCAATCTAGAAACCAGAAAAGGCTGGTTTGGCGGTTACGCGACTTATGACCAATGGATGGAGAACAGGTTCTTTGCGGGGAAAGGCCAAGTAGATCCCAGTAACGGAATGGAAGAACACTGCGATTGTCACAAAATGAAATATGGGGCTTTACTTTCATTACCTAATCCAGTATTAGAAATCAGATCTAATGGATAGTCATTTACTTAGATTCCAAAATAAAAAGAATGTCTTTATAGACATGGAGACTTTTAACCTATGTCTCAGCTTTCAACATAATCGACCTTGGCAAACAGCAATGCTGATGGTTGAGAATGATAAAATCATCGATAGAAGAGACATCTATGTCGATTGGTGGAGAGAAACGAATTTAGATATTAGTGCTGACGCGGCTAGAATAACGAAATTCAATAGAAAAAAAGTCATGTCAAAAGCAATGAAGTCTCCCGACGCTTTCCCTTTGATGAGTGAATGGCTTGACGAAGCAGATAATATAATAGGCCACAATATATTAGGTTTCGATGTTCATTTAATTAAAGAGTGGTATACTCTGGAATCAAAAAGCTGGGAGCATCTCGTTGATAAATTTATTGATACTAACTGCATAGCTAAAGCTTATAAAATGCAAGAGCTTCCCTCTGAAAGAGAACCGCTAATAGATTTCCAACATAGGATGCATTACAAAAGAGTCAGAGGAGTCAAAACTAATCAGACAGCTCTGGGTAAAGAATTTAAAATAGACGTTGATTACAATAATCTACATGATGCGATGAATGACTTAGAGTTAAATTTACAGATTTGGAACCAGCTTAAGTGGAGGATAGAAATTTGAAGCTATCGCAATTTAAAAAAATAGATTTACCATTACATGGTGTTAGGCTTCCCTCTTTTGAAGTTGAGGATAAGTATTTAAATAAATTATCTGTAGAGAATAAAAATATATCTAATTTCGATTTCTTAAAACAATTATGCTATAAGGGGTACGAAGAAAAACTAAACAAAGGTGAGATACCAAGCGACAAAGCAGAGGAGTATGTAGAAAGGACTTCTCATGAGCTAAATACTTTAGATGAGCTTGGGTTTACTGACTACGTTCTTCTGATATGGGATGTAATAAATTTTTGTAAGGAAGAAGATGTTCCCACTGGCCTAGGGCGTGGTTCCGCAGCGGGTAGTATTGTTTTGTATCTGATTGGCGTTACTGGATTAGACCCAATTAAATATGATTTATTCTTTGAGAGATTTGTTTCTAAAATCAGAGCCAAAAAGCAAATAGTAGATGGCATCACCTATCTTGACGGATCTTTAATGTGCGATGTTGATATCGATATTTGCTATTATAAAAGATCAAAGGTCCTCCAATATTTAGATGTAAAATTTGTAGGTAAAACTTCTAAAATACTTACCCTCAATACTCTGAGCGGAAAACTTCTGATAAAAGAGTGCGGTAAGATAGTTGCCTCAAAAACAGAGCCCGAGATGAATGCTGTGTCTGGCATGATACCCAAAGTGTTCGGCATAGTAAAAGACATTGAAGAGACTTATGAGGAAGTCGACAATTTTAGGGAATGGTGCGAAGAGAATGAAGATGCCTATAAAATAGCTCTAAAATTAAGAAACTTAATTAAGAACAGAGGGGTACATGCCTCTGGTATTCTTCTTTCGTATTCCGACATGGAGACTAGCTGTCCAACTGAGCTTTCCTCTGATAAATCTATAGTATCGTCTTACGATATGAATTGGGTTCAGCTTTTTAATGTTAAGCTAGATGCTTTAGGTTTAAGAAGCGTTTCTGTGGTGGATGACATTTGTAAGCAAGTCGGTATATCTATTCATGATGTAGATTTTACTGACCCAGAGATATATCAAAATTTTCAAGATTTAAAATGCAGGCACGGTTTGTTTCAAATTGAAGCAGATACAAACTATAAAGTTTGCACCAAGGTTAAGCCTAAAAACCTTGAAGAGCTTAGTGCCGTACTCGCGCTTGCCAGACCGGGAGCCTTGGCTTTCGTTGACCAGTATTCAACTTTCACAAATACTGGAGTGAGCCAAACCATTCACCCATTCTTCGAAGATATCCTTGCCTCAACCGGCGGGGTATGTCTGTATCAGGAGCAGATGATGAAGATGGCTCACAAGATTGGATTTACGCTAGACGAAGCTGAAATTCTCAGAAGAATCGTAGGTAAGAAAAAGATCAAAGAGGTCAAGGAGTGGAAGAAAAAGATCTCTAAAAAGATCAAAGAAAACAAATTAGATTCTGAAATCGGGGATGTTCTCTGGAAGATCTTAGAGGATTCAGCTAACTATTCTTTTAATAAGTCTCACTCTATATCTTATGCCGCTCTTTGCGCTATAACCACATCCCTTAAATTTAAATATCCTCAACAGTTCTTTTTAGCATTATTAAAGATGACTAGATTTGAACCAGACCCTATTGCTGAAATTACTAAAATTCAGAAAGAACTAGATCAATTTGGTATTAAATTATTACGTCCTCATTTAATTAAGTCTAAGATGGATTTTTGTATTGAGGGGGATAATATTAGGTTTGGCCTTTTATCGATTAAAGGAATATCTGATAAGTCAATCAACAAACTTAACGATTTCCGTACGGAATCTACAAACAAATTTGAGATATTCCAGTCCGCATCTGATTGCGGCATCGGCCTTGGAATATTAAGTTGTCTAATTCAAGCGGGTGCGTTAGATGGCTTCAAAAACTCTAGAACCAGAACAGTCTTAGAAGCTCAAATATGGAGTGTCCTCACCCAAAGAGAGAAAAACTGGTGCCATAAAATCAAAGAAGACTTTGACCACGATTTAATTCAAATCCTAAAACATCTTAAAGTCCACAAAGATGAAAAAGGCAAAGTGGTTATAAAAGAATCTAGATTTGAAACAATACTTAAAAAGCAAAAACCCTATCAGGAAATCTATATGCAAAATAGAAAAAATGAAGATTTTGCTAATTGGTATTATGAAAATACTTTACTTGGTTATACATACGGTAGGACTTTGAAAGACATATTTAGATCCAAAGACCCCGTGGTGATGAACATTAAAGAAGCTCAATCTCAGCGAAGCAACTCCGGAGTTAAAGTTGTAGCCACTGTTACAGAAGCCCGAGTTAGTAAATCAAAGAATGGGAATGACTATCTTGCTGTAAATCTAAATGATGAAACTGGCCAGATTCGAGCTATGATATTCAACGATAAAATCCAGACAGGATGCAGAGATCTCAACAATGATAATCTGCCCGAAAAAGGATCAATAGTCGTCGTAAAAGGAATCATAAAAGACGAAGAGTGCATATTCGCTGATTATGTAGTGATCCAGAACTGGAATATCTACATGAAATTAGCTGACATAAAATCTTAATTTTAATTTGACTTTTCTCAAAAACTTGTTATTTTAACCACATGGTAAGTTTCTACAAACCTAATAAAAAGAACTCTGGTGCTGCTTGCTCTTTTACTTGGAACGAAAAGGAAGGCTCAGTTTATATTTCGATGATCAAACAACATTCTTGGAATGAAAAGACTAGGAATGGCTCGTTCAAAGAAAGCTACAATAACCCCAAAGCTAAGCTTTACATCAAGGTTACCCCTACTGAGGTAGCTGATATTATCAATTCCGTTGAAAGACGTTGCGAGTGCTCAGGTTATCACTCTTCCCCAAATCAAGTAGTAAAGTTCAGCTTCAAGCCGGGTTTCACTGCTGAAAAAGAATTCCGAGGCCTTTCATTCTCAGCCATGAAAGAGTCCAAGGAAGACTCCACTGATAAAATCCAAATCTTAGTTGGGTTTAATGCCGCCGACCTAGTGATGCTACGTGAGTTCCTAAGAGCTTGCTTGGCTAAATATTTCGACAAATTGATTAAAGAAAATTTGGAGAAAGTCCGCGCTAGGTCTAATAATGTTTCTGACAATACTGCTTCTCAAGGTAGTTCCCAGCAATCTGCTGCGCCTACCGAAGCAACAGAAACTTATGACGAAAGCGACGATGAAGAAATCTGGTGATAAGATAAAAGTCTTATATCATTCAGATTCCTCTGTGGTAAAAACGGGCTTTGGCAGGCATGCCAAAGCCCTGTTATCTTACCTATACAAGACAGGGAAGTATGATATTGTTCAGGTTTGCTGCTCTTCCATCATGGGAGATCCTGCTCTCCAGAGCACCCCATGGAAATCAATTGGGGCGGTCACCAACGATCAGCAGAAGCTTGCCAAGATAAATCAGAATCCAGAAAAAGCCCGTATGGCGGGCTATGGTAAAAGCACTTTGGATGAAATTATACTCGAAGAAAAACCTGATGTTTATTTTGGTGTTCAAGATATTTGGGGTATAGATTTTTCAGTAAAAAAAGAATGGTTTAGAAAAATACCATCAGTTCTTTGGACCACGTTGGACTCTCTCCCGATCCTTCCAACAGCATTGAAAGCTAGTAAGTCTTGTAACAATTTTTGGGTCTGGAGTAATTTCGCGGAGAAAGAAATGAAACGGTTGGGTCATAACAACGTTTCTACCGTTCATGGCTGTTTTGATACAACTCAGTTTTTTAAAATACCCGCAGAATCAAAAACTAAACTCAGAAAAACTTTTAATATTGAAGAGGATGCTTTCGTAGCTGGTTTTGTATTTAGAAATCAATTAAGAAAATCAGTTCCTAATCTTCTAGAAGGCTATAGTAAATTTCGCAAGAAAGTAGGAGATAAAAAGAAAACCTATCTACTCCTTCATACTCATTTTTCAGAAGGCTGGAACATACCAGATTTAACAAAAGAATACGGAATAGATCCAAAAGAAATACTGACAACTTATGTCTGCCCTAAATGTGGTAATTTCGTGATTCATGCGTTTACTGGGCAGAACAAAGATTGCCCATTTT